TCGCTGAAAACGCGAACGGCGGTTTCTACTCTGGTTACGACTTGCTGCCCGTGGCTGCTCAAGACGTCATCTCTGCTGCTGAATTCCAAATCAAGCAGTACGCAGTGCCCGTCGTGATGTCTGGCCTCGAGATGTTGCAAAACAGTGGCAAAGAGCAATTCATCGACTTGCTCGAAGCTCGTTTGAACGTGGCTGAATCCACGATGGTCAACCAGTTGGCTCAGTCCATCTACTCAGACGGCACTGGCTCTGGCGGTAAGGAAGTCACTGGCTTGAACGCCGCTGTGCCTGCCGATCCGACAACTGGCACTTACGGTGGCATCAACCGCGCAACTTGGACGTTCTGGCGCTCCAAGTTGTATGACTTCAGCGCTCAAAGCGTGACACCTAGCGCGACCACTATGCAAGCCGCGTTAAACAGTCTGTGGGCCTCTTTGGTTCGCGGCACTGATCGTCCTGACTTGATCGTGTTGGACAACAACTACTGGTCTTACTACATGGGCAGCTTGCAGGCTCAGCAGCGTTTCACATCTCCTGAGACTGGCAATTTGGGCTTCCCCACATTGAAGTTCATGGATGCTGACGTTGTTTTGGACGGCGGTATCGGCGGCTATTGCCCTGCCAACACCGGCTTCATGCTCAACAGCAAGTACATCAAATGGCGCCCTCACAAGGACCGCAACATGGTTCCTTTGTCGCCTAACCGCCGCTACGCCATCAACCAGGACGCTGAAGTTCAGATCTTGGCTTGGGCTGGCAACCTGACCACCTCTGGTGCTCAGTTCCAAGGTCGTATCCAAAACTAATTTGGTGGGCCGTCGTGGGTCTCCCTTTCCCGAGGGACTGGGGAGACCCACAACCCCTCGGGTTTTTTGAAATAAAGGAAAAAAATCATGGCAGCAACTTATGGTGCAGCAGTATCTGCAGCAGCTCCCGCAGTCGTTGACACGGCCGCGTCCCAAGACACTGGAGCCGTCTGTGAAGGCATTGGCCTGACAGGCGTTGACGGTGCATCCATCGGCGGTTCCCGCATCGGTGGTTCCCCTGGTACCGATCTCAAGATCGAGACCAACGCTTAATTAATAAAAAAAGGTCAGAGATGCAACCCACGACACCAACCATCTTCGACGAGCCTAGCGACTTTTCCAAACCGGACGAGACGCGCTTTGCCGCCGATAACAAACTCTACGTCGAGTTTTTCCGAAAGCCTGTCATGCAACCCGGCAAGAGCCGTGAAGCTGGCCGCGCTGTTTACGAAGAAGTCGATTACGTCCGCATCCATGTGCCGGGCGACAAGTCCTCAGTGATTGAGCGTCCGCTGAGTCAGCAGGACGTCTTTCGCTTTCAGGAGCGATACAACAAGTGGAAAGCCGGCCAGGAAGAAGCTGTCACCGGCACTCCCTTGAGTGCCTTGCCTGGCATGAACGCGTCCAAGGTTGAGGAATACAAATTCTTCAAGATCATCACCGTCGAGCAACTTGCTGACGCGAATGACAATTTGGGCGGCAAGTTCATGTCCTTCCAGCAAGACAAGCAACGCGCCAAAGCATTCATGGAGGTCGCGGCCAACAACGCCCCGATCGAAAAGATGAACGCTGAGCTGCAAAAGCGCGACGCGGAAATTGAAAACCTGCGCACGATGGTCGAGGCACTGCAAGCCAGTGCCAAGCCCGCCAAGCGCAACGTGGCGCCAGCAACAGCTGACGTCGAGTAAAAGGAGCAGGGGATGGCCTATCAAATCGTAAATGAATCGACCCTCTCGGCCATCGTGCAAAACGTGGCCTCGATGGTGGCCTTCCCCGTCCCCAACGACCCCGCGGGTGATGCTGATCCCACGGTGCAGCAGTTCGTGCAGGCCGCCAACATGGCCGGCATTGAGCTCTTGACCATGTACGACTGGCAGGAGCTCATCAAGAATTACCAGATCCCAATCACAGCAGACACCAACAATCAGAAGGAAAAAGCTTTCCCTCTGCCCGAGGACTTCTTTGATTGGATCGACCAAACCAACTGGAACGCGACAACGCAGTTCCCGTCCCTCGGCCCTGTGTCGCCACAGATGTGGCAGCAGCTGCTGATCCGCACAACGCTGCCCACGCTGTCGTTCTACTGGCAGGTGCGCGACAACATGATCTACGTTTTGGCCCCGCCCAATTCTCCTCAGATCATGAACGTGTTCTACATGTCCCAGGCATGGGTGCGCGACCAGGATGATCCGACGCTGTACAAAAACCGCATCACCAAAAACGGTGACGTGGCTTTGCTCGATGCCACGCTGATCACGCTGTACACCCGCGTGAAGTGGCTGGAGATGAAGGGCCTGGACTCAAGCGCAGCAATGCGTGACTTCCAGCTCTCATTTGAAAACCGCAAGGGAGCAGCCAAAGGTGCGCCGGTCCTTTCAATGACCCGCGATTTCAGATTCCCTTACATCCAACCTCTGACAAACACGCCAGACACTGGATATGGAGTCTGATCATGCCATTGGTGCCTCTCAAGCCTTTCAAGACACCTAGAAGGGCGGCTGCCTCACAAGTTGCGCAGCTAGGTGTCATTCCCGCGCCAACTGGTGGCCTGAACTTCCGCGATCCGATCGCGGCCATGTCCCCTGCGGACGCATTGGTCCTGACCAACTTTATCCCGCGCCAGCAGGGCGTGGAATTGCGCAAGGGCTGGTTCTCTTACACCGACAACCTTGAGGCTCCGATTGAGTCTGTCTTTGGCTACAAGGCGCCCGTCAACGCTGACGACAAGCGATTCATTGCGGCCAACGGCAACATCTATGACGTGACTGACCCTGGCGTGCCTGTGGAGGTCGTAACGGGTACTGGCAGCGATGCAGACGAGTGGTGGACCACTCAGTTCTCCACGCCTGCGGACACGTTCCTGCTGGCCGTATCGCCTGGCGCTGGGTACTGGACCTACAGCACCACCAGCGGCTGGGTTGATCGCACAGCAACAACTACCGGCCTGCCCACAACTGTGCGCACTGTGGCCGTGTGGAAACAGCGTGTTTGGTTTACTGCTGAAGGCGATTCGAACGTCTACTACCTAGACAACGTGGACGTCGTCACTGGCGGCTGCACATCGTTTGCGATGGGCTCAAACCTGCGCAATGGTGGCTACTGTTCTGCGTTGATCAACTGGACGATGGACGCTGGATTCTCGATTGACGACTACTTGATCATGGTCGGCACTGAAGGCGACATCGGCGTGTGGCAGGGCACAGACCCCACCAGCCCCGAAACCTTTAGCTTAAAGGGCGTCTGGTACGTCGGCCCCGTCCCCAAGCACGGCACGTTCTTCACCCCGTTTGGCGGTGACGTGATGATCGTCTCCGAGCTAGGCCTAGTTCCCATGTCCAAGCTGGTCAATGGTCAGTACACCGAAGACCAGCAGATTGGCCCCGCGTCCAAAATTCAATCGGTGTTTGCGCCCCTAGTGCGCAGACTGATCAACGAAAAGTATTTCGACGTTTTTGTCGTGCCGTCTTCAGACGTCATGGTCATCAAGCTCCCCGCGGACGGTGGCACTTATCGCCAGTTCGCGATGAACGTGATCACCGGCGCCTGGTGTCAGTTTGTTGGCATCCCAATGCGCTGCGCAGGAATCATCGGTGGCCGCCTTCTGTTTGGCACTTCAGACGGTTTTGTCTGCGAAGGCCTGACAGGTGACAAAGACGGCGCGGACGGCAACGGCGACGGCGGCAACTATGTCGAGGGAGACGTGCAGACGTCGTTCCAGGCATTTGGCACACCGGCACAGCTCAAAAAATTCGGCATGGTGCGTCCGACGTTTGTCGCTTTGGCAGCGCCAGCCATCAAGCTGCAAATTAACACGCAGTTTGCAACCAGCCCTGTAGGTGGCTCTCCCTTCTTTACGAAGGACAGCGGCGCCGTGTGGGATGAGGGCATCTGGAACACATCGACCTGGGTGGGAACGAACACCTACCAGGCGTGGGCCGGCACGACTGGTCTTGGGTATTACGGCTCGCTGCGCATGAAGGTGCGCGGCCTGCCGGCAACAGTCTTCACGTCTTGCAATGTGATGACCGAATTAGGTGGAGTGATGTAAATGGCTGTAAACAAGAACACTTATGGGTTACCTGACGAGACGTTGCAGCTAATTGCTCGCTCGCCTGAGCTCAACTTTGGTCGCGGAACGAATGATCCTGGCTTGACCAGCATGATCAGCGCTTTGCGCAGTGAGCGCTCAAGCAACAACCCTGGCGTGCGACTGTTGGCCAACCGTGCCAACGGCCAAGGCATCACGTTCAATCGCAAGCCAACATCTCTGTCAAAAGCGATTCCCATTTTGAAGATGCCGAAGGCGATCACACCTGATGTGACGTTGCCTGGCGGTGAAACGCAGCCGCCATACGTTCCCCCGTATGTCCCGCCGTATGTGCCGCCATTCATTGACAACACCGTGGTGGTTGATGACGACATCATTGACGACGACATCATAGATGACGATGTTGTTGACGACGACGTGGTTGACGACGACATCATCGATGACGATGTTATTGATGACGATGTCGTTGATGACACTGTTGACGACACCGTTTTTGACGACGACACCGATGACACTGACGATACCGATGACACGGTTGACGACGACTTCAACTTAGACCTTGACACTGACTTGCTCGATGAGCTTGTCTATCCCGACGGCAAAGAAACAACCGGAACAGTGGACATCGAGGTTGTCGATCCCAATGAGGAATCTCCTCAAGACGATGGCACTACAGGTGACATCTTGGATTTGATCAACTCTGGCCTTGTTCCCGGTGATCAGGATGATTTCATTCAGGACGACGGCACGACAGACGGCATTCAAGACATCATCGACAGCATTGGCGGCGGGTCAGGCGGATCCGATGGTGTTGACGACTACGCGGACTCCGACTTTGGATATGACTTTGGCGGCAGCGGCGGCGGCAAATACTTTGATGATCAAAGCGCTGCAACGATGGCATTTGCCAAAGGCGGCAAAGTCACGCCAGACCGCTTGGCGGGGCCAAACCCTGCCGGCCCTGATGACGGCTTTGCAGCGCTCAAAAACGGCGAGTTTGTTTTGAACAAGGAGGCAGCAAAAGCAATCGGTTACGAGCTTCTCAACCGGCTTAACAGGAGCCGTCCTTGAAAATCGTCACTGATCAGCCCGATCAGTATCCGGTCATCTGGCAATGGATGAACCGGAACACAAATTTGCCGTGGAGCAGCGATCTCAGAACGATCGCTGCAATGCGCGATGACGGCACAATCGCATCAGCGGTTGCATTCAACGCGTGGACAGAAAATGCTTGCTGGATGCACGTTGCGTTTGATGGCAAGCATGGTTTGACTCGAGCACTTTGGCGTGCGGCTTTTGAGTATCCGCTCCTGCACTGCGGGAAGGATGCTGTCTATGGCCTCACACCAAAGCACTTGACTGAGGCTTTGAGCATGAACCGAAAACTGGGATTTAGACAAATCGCAGAAACGGTTGACTGTGTGATGTTTGAAATGCGGCGTGATGAATGCCGCTGGATAAAGGAGAAAGAACATGGGCGGGAAATCGTCAGCACCAGCAGCGCCTGATTATCTCGGCGCAGCAACCGCACAAGCGGCGGCATCCGAGAAGGCAACGACTGCGCAAAACTTTGCGAACCGTCCCACGATCAACACGCCGTGGGGAACGCAGAGCTGGGGAACAGATTCGTCTGTTGATCCGGCGACTGGTCAGAACGTCACGACGTGGACACAGAACACATCGCTAGCGCCTGGCTTGCAGTCTGCTCTTGATTCGCAAATCAGTCTTCAAAACGATCGCAGTCAATTGGCTGGCGGCTTCATGGATCGAGTGGCCGATGAGTACAGCAAGCCTTTCGACTATGCCGGTCTGCCTCAGATGGCGCAGCTGAATGCACCTGGAAGTCTTCAAACTTCGACCAACGACTACTCCAAAGGCTTGGCGACTGGCTTCAACTTTGGCTCTCCTTTGCCTCAGTTTGATTCGTCCTACCGCGACACGGTGGCCAATCAGCTCATGCAGAAGATGCAACCCGCGCATGACTACCAACAGCGCCAGCTTGAGACAAAGCTCTCCAACATGGGTTTTCGCCCAGGCACAGAAGGCTACGACCGAGAGCTGAACAACATGGCTCAGCGTCAGTCTGCCGAGCGCTACAACGCTTTGGACACAGCTGGAAACGAAGCACAGCGCCTCTACAACATGCAGATGGGCACTGCGCAGCAGGGCTATCAGCAGAACTTGGGCGCGGCTCAATTCCAGAACCAGGCACTTGGCCAAGCCAACGCGTTGGATCTTGCAAACATGGGCGCGTCAAACAACGCAATGTCTCAGCAGTTTGGTTTGAACCAGCAGTACGCCAATGCGCAGAATCAATTGCGCCAGCAAGCGATCGCAGAGGAAGCACAGCGCCGCGGTATGTCTCTCAACGAGATGAACGCGTTGTTGTCTGGTCAGCAAGTGAGCATGCCAAACATGCCTTCATTCAATACGGCCACCAAGTCAGAAACGCCCAACATCTTGGGCGCGACCCAAATGGGCTACGACGCGCAGCTGGGCGCGACAAACGCGCAGAACGCTGCATTTGGCAACTTGCTGGGCGCTGGCGCACAGCTTGGATCTGCCGCGTTCATGTTCTCCGATCGTCGCTTGAAGTCGAATATCAAGCGCGTTGGCACTCACGCAATTGGCGTGGGAATTTATGACTACACAATGATGGGAATGCCGCAACGCGGTGTGATTGCCCAAGAAGTTAAAGCGGTGCGACCTGACCTCGTCAAGCGTCACGCCAGTGGCTATTTGATGGTGAATTACGGAGGTCTGTGATGAATGACGATTTGATGTTTGAGTACCTGGTCCAGATGGGCCAAATGCGTCCTGAAGAAGCTGAGCTGAAGAAGAAGCAGGCGATGGTTGACGCGTTGCGCGGCAACTCAATGAAGGCAATGCAGGGCGAGATGGTCGGCAAGCACTACGTTGCGCCAGGCATCGGTCAGGCAATCGCACAGCTTGGTCAGGGCTACCTTGCTTCAAAGGCTCAGGGCGGCGTTGATCAGAGCATGCGCGGCATGAATGATCGTCAACGCATGGCCTTGGAGCAGCTGCGCAAACGTCGCATGGCGCCTGGTGCAATGCCTACCGCCGGCTTGGGCGGAGGCATGAACACCGAAGATTATGGCTTCGACATGCCAGGTTCTGGATATTGATCATGGTCGATTACACCCTGTTCAACAACGAGGAGGAGCAACCGCAAGTTGGCCTCTTAAAAAAGTCGAGGGCGATGATTCAGTCGCCAGGCGGCGTTTTGTCAAACACAGTGCGGCCTAATCAAGGCGGCATGCTTCCCAACGCGATCGACGCGTATCGATCAAAAGCCGCGCAGCTTTATGAGCAAGGCAGCGACCTCTACAACCAAGAGCCTGACTTTTCGCAGTTTCAAAAGTTTGCCAAGCAGCGTGCCCAGCAGGGCGAGGGAGCTATGCTCAATGCGTTGGCAGCTCAGTTTGCAGGGGAGAGCTTTGCCCCCGTGCAAGAGCAGTATCTAAAGAAGGCTGCCACGTCACGCGACCCCATGAAAATGGGTAGCGGCGTGATTACCGCTGAAGGCGAGTATCTGAAAGACCCAGAGGTCGCTCAGAACAAGAAAGCTGAGTTCTTGCTACAGCAGGCCAAAGCCTACGAGACGATGGCCGCAACTGCTGAGACTGCTCGCGAGCGCATTGCAAGCGAACGCAAAGCGCGTGAGTTTGAGCAAATGTACAAGATGGAAATGTTGGGCTTGCGCCGCGACATGGCCGCTCAAAACTCTGGCGGCTCGTTCACTCAATCTGGTTTTACAACAGACGGCAAGCCGCTAGTGACCAACAAGACCGGCATGAACTTTGTGCTGGATGTAGGCCCTCAAGGGCAGCCGATCTACACACCCTACGGTGGCCAAGCAACACCAAAAGCAACGTTTGAGAAAAACGTTGGAGCTGCTCAGACTTTTCAGACAAAGGCTGATTCGTCCGACGCCCTTGTCAAACAGATCGAAGCAAACCCTGGCGCGTTTGGGATCACAGCCGCAGTGGTTTCAAAGCTGCCAGCATCGATTCAAGGCCGCGTGGGCGCCAAAGTGTTGGACGAGAACACGCTCAAGCTGCGTTCTGACGTATTACGTCAGGCCGCGATGGAGATCAGCGACATCTACGGCGCTGCGCAGTCAGTGGGCGAGGCAGCACGCGCTGCAACGTTCATCCCAGCTGCGGAAGATCCTCCAGAGATCGTCATGGAGAAACTGAAGGCGGCTCGAGATTACGCACGCATGAACGCCAAGTCGTTTGGTGGCGCAATCAATGACGCAGCAAAAGCTCGTTCTGGTGGTGCACAGTCATCAGGCGCAGGCGGCTTGTCAAGTGATGAGATGGCCGAGCTTGCTCGCTTGCGTGCAAAGCATGGAAGGAACACACCATGAGCGACCCTCGCCAAGAACTTGAAGAACTGCGCCGTCTTGAGGATCTTGAGCGCAAGCTCGCATCTCAAGACTTGGGCGAAGTTCGAAAGCAGAAGGAACGCAGCCAAGCCAACGTCTATGCCGGCCAGGATGTTGGCCAGATGGGCGCATTCATGCGCGGTGTTGGCGGTGCAAAACAAGCCTTCGACAGCGCAGCGATGGGCCTCAAAGGCTTGTTCACCGATCTCACACCAGAAGACAAAGCATTGCTTGAACAGGGCAAGGCTTTTGTAAAGCAGGGCGACACAGCTGCAACAGTGGGCAACATTGCCGGCGAGATCGGCATGCTTGCTGCCCCCTCAACTCGAGCTATTCAAGGCGTGCAAGCCGCAAGCATGGCCGCCAAAGCCGTGCCCTACCTTGGGAAAGCACTTGCAGCCACGCGTACAGGCACAGGATCGGCTGCGGCTGGTTCTGGCTTGGCGTCTGCCGCCCTTGCGCCAGAAGACCGCACAGGCGCCTTTTATGGCGGTGCAGCCGGTGGCGCTGTGGGTGACGTCGCTGGTCGTTTCCTGACCAAGGCTTTGGGCGGTGTGGTCTCCGACAAGGTGTCGCCTGCCGCACGCGAGCTCATGGATCAAGGCGCAAATGTGCCAATGTGGAAGGCGACAGACGATGCAACCCGCACGGGCCGCGTTTTGCGCAACGTTGCCGAGCGTGCCAAAGCATTACCAGTGGCCGGCGACATCATCAAAGGCCAAGAGCGTGCCGGCGTGGAGTCCTGGAATAAAGTCTTGCTGCGTGAGGCGACTCCACCTCAGCCCGTGCTCGACGATGCTGGCAGCGTGTTACGCTGGGAAAGGCCTCCTGTCAAAGACGTTGGCTCAAAAGGCTTGCAAGAGCTGTCAGAGCGCTTTGATGAGGCTTACGGCGCGTTATACGGCAGCCGAGGCGTGCCGGTTGACGATCAATTCAACAAGCAAGTCGTTGAGCTCCTGCGCAACACAAAGGCTTACTTGCCAGGCGCGTCTGACGACGTGGCCGGTGCGGTTCGCAAGGCCACAGACACTTTGGCTGGTTTGACTAGCCCGACTACTACCCGCTCTGGCGGCGAAAACGTTGGTAAAGGTTTGGTGAGCTCTCGCATCAAGACACCAATCACCACATCTGTCGAGCCAGGTCGAGAAGTGACGACACACGGCAACGTCAAGAAAGCTCTTGACGGTGTGAATGATTCGATCACAGCGGCTTGGAAAGCTGGCGACGCAGAAAAGGCCGAGGCCTTGACAGCTTTGCGTTCAACGATCGAGTCCTTGCGCTCAAGAGGCTTGCCTCCCGAGGTGGCCTCAGAAGCGGCGGAGATCAACAAGGCTTACGCCAAGTTCAAGACCGTCAGCCGCGCATCTTCCATGTTGGGCGCTCAAAAAGAGGGTGGTGTGGTGACACCTGCCCAGCAGCTCAACGCTATCCGCGCCCGCGACAAGACGTTAGACAAGTCTGCGTTCTCACGCGGTGAAGCACCAGGTCAGCAACAAGCACTGACTGCTCAACAGGTTTATGGCAACACATTGCCCGATGTTGGTCCAGGCACTGCCGAGAAAATGATGCTTGTCGGTGGCTTTGGTTTGCCTATGGTTGGCATGGACGCAGGTGCGTCTTTATTGCTTGGCACGCAGGCTGGCCAGAACATGCTGATGGGGAAATATCCCGTCCAAGGCGCTGTACGAAAATATGGTCAAGAGTATTTAATTCCCGCGTTGCGCAACTACGGCGCCGCGCTAGGCAACTAGGAGTAAGACATGCCACGCAATAGTTCAGGCGTTTACACGCTACCCGGAGGAAACCCCGTCACCCCTGGTGACGTGATCGAGGCCGAATGGGCCAACACGACTCTGGAGGACGTGGCCAACGAGCTGACGAACTCCCTCTCTCGCACAGGCGCTGGCGGCATGCTGGCGCCTTTCCGCATCGCTGACGGCTCTGTCAGCGGTCCTGGCCTGTCATACCTGAACGAGACCAACACTGGCCTCTACCGTTCAGGCTCAGGCTCGACCTGGATGGCCGTTCTAGGCGTCAACACCGCTCAGTTCTCGACTGTCGGCCTGACGATCCCCTCAGGCAAGGCGCTGACTGCCGTTGGCAATGCGTCTGTAGGCGGCACGTTTGCCGTGGGCGGCGCGACTACCCTGGCCTCAACTTTGGCCGTGACTGGTGCGATCACCGCAACGGGTGGCGTTTCTGGCAACGTCACCGGCAACGTGACGGCTGGCTCTGGCACATCGACGTTCAACGACGTCGTGATCACTGGAGCGCTGGACATGACTGCCGGCAGCTCCGCGACCATTACAGGTCTGAGCAACCCAACCAACCCAAGCGACGCAGCCAACAAGGCCTACGTTGACACGCAGGACGCGCTTCGCCTGGCATTGACTGGCGGCACTATGTCTGGTGCGATCGCCATGAGCAACAGCAAAGTCACAGGCCTGGCCACTCCAACGGCTGACCAGGACGCGGCCACAAAGGCCTACGTTGACAGCGTCGCCCAGGGCCTCGATGTCAAAGCCTCCTGCCGCGCTGCGACGGTTGCAAACATCACCCTGTCTGGCGCTCAGACGATTGACGGCGTGGCCGTGATTGCAGGCGATCGCGTCCTGGTCAAGGATCAATCGACAGCAGCCAACAACGGCATCTACGTCGTGGCTGCAGGCAGCTGGACGCGTTCAACTGACGCTGACACATGGGCCGAGCTGGTCGGCGCTTTCACGTTTGTTGAAGACGGCACAGTGAATGACAACACCGGCTGGGTCTGCACATCTGCACCAGGTGGGACATTGGGCGTCACAGCTGTGACGTTTGAGCAGTTTTCAGGCGCTGGCCAAGTGATCGCCGGCACGGGCATGAGCAAGACCGGCAACACGCTCAACGTGAACACCGCCTCGAGCTCGCGCATCGTCGTCGGCTCCGACGAGATCGACCTGGCCACCACAGGCGTGACTGCATCGACCTACAAGTCGGTGACGGTTGACCAGTGGGGCCGCGTGACTGCCGGCACAAATCCAACGACCTTGGCCGGCTTCGGCATCACTGACGCCTACACGCAGGCCCAGGTTGACGCTGCCTTGGCGCTCAAGCTGAACCTGACCGGTGGCACGATGTCCGGCGCGATCGCGATGGGCACAAACAAGATCACCGGCCTCGGTGATCCTACGTTGGCCCAGGACGCTGCGACCAAAAACTACATCGACACGATCTTTGGCTCGACAACGACAGCTGCCGCGTCTGCAGCTGCTGCTGCGGCGTCTGCTTCAGCAGCCTCGTCTTCTGCAACGTCTGCATCCGGCAGCGCAAGTGCTGCTGCTTCATCTGCGAGCGCAGCGGCGGCCTCTTTCGACTCGTTTGACGATCGCTACTTGGGCGCCAAAGCATCTGACCCAACGACAGACAACGACGGCAATCCTTTGCTGACTGGTGCTCTGTACTGGAACACCACCAGCAACGCGATGAAGGTCTACGACGGTTCTGCATGGGTGGCTGCGTACTTGCCAACTGCTGGCTTTGCACAGCTGGGTGCGGCCAACGTCTTCACCGCCAACCAGACAATCACCGACAACTCATCCAACGCGGCTCTGTCGATCACTCAGACCGGCAGCGGCAATGCTTTGTACATCGAGGACGTCGCAGCTGACGCAACGCCGTTTGTGGTGTCTTCGACAGGTGCTGTCGGGATTGGAACGACGACTCCTGACAACGTGACGTCAGCAGGCATTGCGTTGGTCTCTAACAGCGGCTACTACCCCCAGGTCGTCAACCGCAACAAGACCAACGACTCGAGCGCCTCTTACCTGGTGTTCGATAAGGATCGTGCGGGCGCGATTGTTCAAAGCGGCGACAACTTAGGAAACATTGTCTTTAGATCGTTTGACGGCGCAAACTATTTGCAGTCTGCCGCGATCATTGGTTACTCGGACGGCACGCCTGGCACAAACGACGTGCCTGGTGCTCTGTCGTTTTTCACGACCGCTGACGGCGCTGCGTCACCAACTGAGCGTTTGAAAATTAGCAGCACCGGCGCGGTGGCATTTAACGGCAGCTACGGCACATCCGGACAGGTTTTGACTTCTGGTGGTTCTGGAGCTGCTCCCACTTGGGCTGCACCTCCCGCGTCTGCTGGCACTGTGACTGCGGTTGCGTCTGGTGCGTTGAGTGATGGCACTAAGGTGATCTTAAACAGCGATGGGACAGTGAGCGCAATTGCCGCATCTACCGGTTCACTAACCACGATTGCAAACGGGGCCGCCACCTCGGGGGCCGCGTCTACTACCACCGGTACAACAGCAACCGCGTACAGCCCGATAGACAACAAAATTGTTTTCTTCTACACAAATAGTTCTAACAACTACCTTTATGCACGAGTTGGTTCTGTTAATGGATCAACAATTACATTTGGGGACGAAACTATTGTTGTTTATGAGGCTGTTGGTAACGGAACCAATGGACCTAAAGCCGTATTTTGTACGGCCAGAAATAGGTTTTACGTTTTCTATAGAAAAAATTCAAACGGTCAGGGCGATACCGCTTGCGGGGTAATTGAAAACACGACGTTTTCTAGTTACGGCTCCAACCTTGCGGTTTGGAGTAAGAATGGCGGCGGTGAACTTATTGGCATGTTTGGACACAACGCCTGTGTTGATGACGTTAACGCAAAGGCCGTGCTTACCTATTACGGCGACAACGGTATTCAATATGCAATTGCAAGTAACTTGACGGTCGGTTACCCATACATTTCCTTTGGCAGTCCCATGAACTACACGACAGCCGGCTATAACAGTCTGGATGCTGTCGCTGCAAATGGATCAACAAATACCATTGTTGTTGCCTTTACAGGGACCAGCGGCTATCCAAGCATTAGAGCTGGAACGCTTTCGGGGCTTACTATTACATTTGGAACTACGGTTGTGGTTGAGTCGAACACAACTTCAAGCTATCCGAAGGCAATAGCTTACAGCCCAGAATTGGAGATGTATTTAGCTCTATACGGTAGAAACAGTGGTGCGCTACGGGCCGTTAGCGTCACAGTTTCTGGTTCAACAGCATCGATAGGAACGCCAGAAACGCTCCTTACTGGATACAACTCTTATTTACCGTATGCGGTGCTTAATTACTCGTTGACAAGTAGTTTTTATGCGTTCTACGGGAGATACACAAACAGATTAACCGTGTCTGGAGGGACAATTACTGTTGGAAGTCAGCAGTACATGAGTGATAACGCTGCTAAATCGTATGCTGTCAACACAGTCGCTAACGCCATTATTCAGGGTACGATAAACAGTGCTTCATACCCGTACATTGAGATGGCTACCGCGTATTCGTCAACACTCACAGCTACAAACTTCCTCGGCATTTCAAGCGCCGCGTATACAAACGGGCAGACAGCCACAATTCAAACCGTTGGCTCGACTGATGATGCTCAGTCTGGACTTACTCCAGGCTTGAAATATTACGTCACACCAAATGGAGGTTTGTCGTCAGCCACAACTTCTCAGCCCTACGCAGGGCTGGCGCTTACGGCCACTAAACTCGTTATCAAAGGATAAGCATGAAGACACTAATCGAAAACGTAACGAGGGAATCTAAGTACATCTGGGCAGATGATGCTGTGATTACCTTGGGCAACGACATGACAGCCGCGCCTGACTGCAACATATCGGACATGAACAGCACCAATGCAACGGTCGTTGAAAACGTGACACCCCCGGAAGACTGGGATGGCTGCAAGTACCTGTACGACGCTGGCGCATGGACACTCAACCCTCAGTGGGTTGATCCCAATACGCCTGCTTAATCCACGCCCCTGGCGATGCGATAATCGCCACACCATTACAAAAAAGCAACCCACGACACCTCCAAAGGAATCACATGGAAATCACACTCAAACTCGAGCTGAACGAAGTCAACGCGGTACTGGACGCGATCGGGGCACTCCCGACGAACACCAACACCTGGCCCATCGCGGCCAAGATCCGCGCCCAGGCAGAGATGCAGCTCCCAAAGAACACCGAAGGGGTTGCAGATGAAGGAAGTGTCACTGACTGACGAGCAGATCGAGCACATTGCAGAGCGGGCGGCTGAGGTCGCTCTCAACAAGGTCTACACAGAAGTCGGAAAAACAGTTTTAAAGAAGCTCGCCTGGCTCACAGGCGTAGCTGTCATTGGCCTCGCCATGTGGCTCGCAGGCCATAACTCTCTCCCCAAGTGATCAGCATGAAGGACTGGCTGATCGCGTTCATCGCTGCAGCAGCCATGTGCGGCCTGGTGATGTGGTCGGTCTACGTCATGGTCTTCATGTGGAGGCTGCCATGATCGATCCGATCAGCGCGTTGGAAGGCTTAGAGAAAGCCGTCAGTCTCGTCAAGAAAGCGCAAAAGGTCGCCAACGATATCGGCGGCCTGTCGGTCATGGTCGGGCGTCTTTTTGACGCTGAGAGCAATGCGACCAAGTCCATGCTTGCTGCCAAAAAGGCTGGCGGCAAATCCAACTTTGAAATTGCAATGCGTATTGAAAACGCATTGATGAACAGTAGGAATCTGCAAAGAGAGCTTCAGCTGCTCTACATGCAGACCGGCAACATTGACGTCTACAACAAGATGATGGCTCGCAAAGCCGAGATGGACAGAGACGATGCAATAGAAGCACGCAGACTCAAAGAAGCAGAAAAGAAAAAGAAGCAAAAGGAACAAGAGCAGATCGAGCTGGCCATCATCATTGGCGGCACGGTGTTCGTTCTGCTTCTGGTCGGCATCGGCATTAACGAGCTGACTGAGCTGTGCAATGGCGCTCGAAAGTGTGGTCGATGAATGAGTACCAAAAGCAGTTTGACCTTTGGCTCAAGATTTTCGTGCGTATGTGCGTCGCCTGGTACGCGCTGGGTTTTCTGAAGTTCTTGCCCGACTCACTGTCGGACAAGGTTGTGGCTAAGTTTCTTGGAATGATTGGACTTTAAAAATGCTGTCTCTGTTCTCAACCCTCGGTGGCCTGCTGATCTCAGGCCTTCCCAAGCTCCTGGACTTCTTCCAAAACAAAGCGGACCAGAAGCATGAGCTGGCGCTGGCCAGGGTCCAGACAGAACGCGAGCTCGAGCTGGCGGCCAAGGGCTTTGCGGCCCAGCAGAGGGTCGAGGAGATCCGCACCGATCAGATCGCCATGCAGACCGACGCGCAGATGACGGTGGCCGCGTATGACCACGACAAGAAGGTTCTGGAGCGAGCCAGCACCTGGGTCGTCAACTTCGTCGGCACTGTGCGGCCTGTGGTGACCTACATCTTTGTGCTCGAGCTGTGTGCGATCAACGCCTGGATCGCGTTCTACATCTACGAGCACCCAAACCTGATCGGCAGCATTGACGACCTGATCCGCGCCTCCGACATCATCTTCAGCAGCGATGAGATGGCCATGCTTGGCGGGATCATCGGCTTCTGGTTTGGCTCACGCAGCTGGAGCAAGAAGTGAAGTTGAGCAAGGCCGGTGCAGATCTCATGCACCAGTACGAGGGCTGCAGAAACCGGCCCTACCTATGCCCCGCGCACATCTGGACGATTGGCTGGGGCCATGTGCTCTACCAGGAGCAGATCAGGCTGCCAATGGTGCGGGTGAAGGAGATTCACAGCCCCGTGATCCGCAAGGAATACCCACTGAGACCGGAGGACAGCCGTGTTTGGAGTCAACAAGAGATCGATGCGCTATTCGCAAGTGACGTCGCTAGTTTTGAGCGTGGTGTTTTACGACTTGCTCCCAATCTGCTTGGCAATCAAGGCGCTTTCGACGCGTGTACCAGCTTTGCGTTCAATGCCGGGCTGGGAAACTTTCAGCGTTCCACTATTCGGATGAAGATCGGGCGCCAGGACTGGGAGGGGGCCGCGGAGGCCTTCATGCAGTGGACCAGGGGAGGCGGCAAAGAATTGCCGGGCCTGGTCAAACGGCGCAAAGCTGAGAAGGCTTTGTTCCTCAGCTCGATGGAAACCGAGGAAGAATAAATGTGACATTTTTGTGCCATTGATTTGTGACAGAGCAGTTGCCATCTGCACCTTTGCCCCCGTAATTGGGGGCTTTTTTTGGTAAACTCAGATTGTGATTCCTGTTGTCGTGGGTTCGAGCCCCATCAGCCACCCCAATAGAATCAAGGCTTTCGGCATTTCCAAGTTGTGATTTTTGAGTTGTTGTGACATTTTTGTGTCGTAGATTCAAAGCAGCGGTGGCCGTAGCTCAGCTGGTAGAGCTCTGGATTGTGATTCCAGCGGTCGTGGGTTCGAGTCCCATCGGCCACCCCAGCACCCTCAGAAGTTAACGCGCTCAGCAGCATTCGCCAGGTGCTCTGGCGACAGGTGGGCGTATCGCTGCACCATCTCATGCGAGTGCCAGCCACCCAGCTCCTGGAGCACCGACAGGGGAGTGCCGGCCATAGCGTGCCAGGACGCCCAGGTGTGGCGCAGATCATGGAAACGAAAGCCAGGCACGCCAGCGCGCTTGCAGGCGCCTGTCCAGGTGTTGGCCCAGACGCGGTCCATATCGCCCCACACGCGGCCTTTGCGGGGCTCAGGGAAGGATTCCAGCAGTGCCTTGGCCGACTTGTTCAGCGGGACCAGGATGCGCTGGCCAGCTTTGGCGTCTTCCTCGGCCACATGCACCATGCCATTGGCCAGGTCTACAGCCTCCCAGGTCAAGCCAAAAACATTCGATCTTCTCAACCCGGTGAGTAAAGCGAAACGGACTGGCATCCGATACTTTTCCGGGAGACAAGTGATCAAAACCTCGGCCTGCTCGCGTGTCAAATATGCGACGCGGCGCTTTGGCTCTGCCTCTGTTCTGAGGATAGGGGCGCGGTCAAGCCAGTCCCACTCGCGCTCAGCAGCACGCAGCATGGCGCGGATCAGGGCGCGGTAGCGGTTCCTGGTGGCGCCTGCAACCTCCTTGGGCAGCACGCTTTCAATCTTGTCTCGAGTGAGCTCAGACAGCAGCACAGTGCCTATCTTTGGGAGGAGAAACTTGATCTTGAGCTCGTCATCAGGCAGCGAGCGCTTGTGTGCGCGCTCGACCAGCCAGCGTGCGCATGCCTCCTTGAATGTCTTCTTGGGCTTCTCCTTCAAGACCCCCTCGCGCCAGAGCTCAGCCTTGCGCATGTCGTGCAGCTGCTGGGCCAGCTTCTTGTCGCCGGTCTTGAGTGATTCACGCAAACGCTTGCCATTGATCTGGACGTCCATCCAATAGTTGTCGCCTCTGAGAATAAGTGCCATTTTTTGGGACTCCTTAATTTGATGTTGAGATTGTCTCAACTATCATCGGAAATGTCAACATGTGTCAGTTAAGACGGCTCCATTCGGCAATTAGCGCTGCCTCGGCGCGGCCATCGTCCTTGACGCGCTTGAACTCGCCCGCCTGGGTCGGCCACAGCTGCGCTGCCTTGGCCCGGCTGCCGTCCTTGCCTGCGTTGACTCCCATTGCTTTTTTCCACTTACCAGGCGTCACGGTGCTGGTCGGGATGCCCAGGCCGGCCAGGACTCCCTTGGCCAAGCCAAAAGATTCACCGAAGGCAAACATGGAGCTCACGCCCTGGCCAGGCATCGCGCCCACTTGCTCGACCACAGCTGTGGCGCCCTGGTCGGCGTAAAGCCTGAGCTCGGCGGCCAGCATCTCCGGGCTCACTCGTTTTTTGGCTTTGCCACCTGCCATGACTTCGACTGATGGCATGTCAAAGACATGGACCAGCTTTCCGCTCTTCTCCAGGATCGCAACGGCGCCGGACGCGCCTGGATCAATACCGATTAAAAAATTCATTTGTTACTTGCTCCAATAAGCTGAGCGAAAGGGTTGTTGTAGTCGCGCCAGGTCTTGCCGCGCTTGATCACGCTGACTGTTGCCTGGCTCACGCCAAAACGTTTGGCGATCTCGCGCTGTGTGCCCTCGGCCTGCCTGATTTCTTCAGCCAACTGCTCGTTGAGCTTTGCGTGTTGACGCGCCACTAAAGAAATCTTGGCCATGCGAATCACGCTGACTGAGCGTCTGATTTGTGATGCAACTCGCTTTGTGAGTTTCTTCCTGGTAATGATTTCCACATGCTCAGGATTGACGCACAAGTGATTGCCGCATGTGCATGTGGCAACTTTGCTTTCCAGCGAATAGCCCTGCACCTCCATGATCAATCGGCGCACAGACATGGTCCGCTGCTTGTGACGAATCGTGGGTGTTGTTCCACACGCCTGCAAAGCTCCTTGCCACTCCCAGCAATCGCCTACTTCAACCGTGCGTTCTTTGATCATGTCGATGATGGTCACAGCGCGTTCCACCCCAACATGAAGACGTAGTAAGTGGCCTTCGCAAGCAAGCCAATGATGACCAGGCTCGCGCACCACAGGCTCACATAAATGCAAACATTCTTGATCATCGCGACTCCCCAAAACGTTTCATTGCCTCAACTGCTGCGCTTGTTTTGCGTCTGGCTTCTGCCTTGGTTGGGTTGTCTTTCTTAACTGGAATGTCATCAGGGTCTGTGGCCAGATCGTCAAAAATTGTTAGGAGACTTCCACTTGCAACCTTGCTGCCTGGAAACTGTTCCTTGAGCGCGGCCACTTCAGCTATCAATGAGCCAGGGCACAGTTGCAGCTCTTTGCTCGAGAAGCTCTGGCCGTAGGCTTCGATGGTTTCCTGGCCATTCACAAACGTCGCACCAGTCTCGCGGTGCTTGTATGCGATCCAGGACTCGCCGCCATCGATTGCTTCCGCGTAGGGGATCAGCGACGGGATCATCAGGTGAGCTTCACAGCCAGCGCGTTGGGTCTTGTCATCGATCTGCTTTTTGTGATGGCCACAAGACCACGCTGCGTTTTCAACGGGTGAGGAATGACAGCATGTGCGACAGTTCATCTCGGCAGCCAAACCACCGTGACAGTGCTTGTGAAAGCTGCACATCTTGCAGATGTAGTAGCTTGGGTCGCGGCTCAGTGGCTCTGGTGATGCTGTCTGCTCGATCAGGTGCTGTGCGCGATCCATCAGCACTGCAAAGTGGTCCTTGTCAAAATGGACCCACTCGCAATAGACGTCGTCGTTGTTTTTGTTCACGCCCATGTACATGGCGCGATCGATCTCCATCAGCCCCATGTAAACCGTCATCTGGTCATAGTGCTGAGGCTTTGCGCCTTGCACTTTCTTGCTGCACAGGTCATTGAATGACTTGTCGTTGTGTGTCTTGAACTCGAGCACGCAGGGTGACTTTGGCGCCTCTGGCAGACCTTTGCCAACGCCGTCGAGTGAGCCACCAAAGTGGCCATTGCAGGCCGACACGCGAAACTGATCACCAGTGTCTGGATCACGTTCCCATACAGTCGCGCCGATACCACGCAGCTCTTCGATCAGGCGTAATTCCTCGCGCTGGCCGGTGCTGAACAAGCGCAGCATGCGGCCTGAAAATTCAGGCTTGAGCGCCCAGCGCCATGTCAGCCAGATGTACCGATTGCATTGGTGGCCAATCAGAGACGCGCCCATGTGTGGGCGGTGCTCTTGTGGCTTGCTCTCGTACCACCGCACGATCGCAGTGGCCGTTGTGTGCTGTGACTCGGGCACTCGCGCCATGATCAACCCCAGGGCTTCTTAGCTGGAGCTGAGGCAACAGCAGGACGTGCTGCTGGCGCTGCTTTAGGTGCTGGCGCGCCTGCACTCGCATAGCCCATGACGCGGTTGCGTGTTGGATCTTTCTTGTCGATCTCCACATGCGCAACAAACGGCTGGTCATGCAGCTGCTCTGTCTCGGTCATGTCTTCGATGCCAATGGCATAGCAAAGAGAGGCCAGGGCCGCGTTGGCAATGTCTTGCGCTGTCTTGTTTGGGTTGTCTACATTCAAGCGCTCCCAGTGGCGGCGGCCTGAGTGCTCACCGTTCAGGACGTGCATCTCCAGCTCAATGTAGTGACCAGTGCCGGCCTGCGTTGGCTTGACGTCTGATTTGACGATCATCATTTCGTAGTCGCCTTTGGGCAGCGGCTCGAATGAGCGCGCCTGCATTGGTTCGACAGTGGCAGCGTTGAAGTTGAATAAGGCCATGTGGTTTCTCCTGGTTGATGGCTTAGTTGTTGGCCGCAAGTGCAGCAGCGAATGCTTCCCAGCTGAGAGGCATATTCTTCAAACCGAAACGGTTCCCACCCATGTGAGCGGGGTGCGGTTCAACGTGAAGGATTCGTTCGCCCGTGGTGCGGGCCTTTGTCTCTTTATTGCCGTAGCCGGCGTCTGATTGAGTTGTGACGACGCGGTAGTTGGCCCAGCCAATGACGTCTGCCCACTCCTGGACAAGAGCGCCAGCGCGGTCGTGCAACTTCAATGTGTATTGGTCGTAGCCCTCATGCAGGGGAGACTCAAAGCGCTTGATCTTGTCGTGCGCGATCAAGATGATGGCCATGTTGCGTTGAGCGCGAAGAGCCTCCAGGCCTGAGAGCAACGTGCGCCACTCTTCAGCTGCAGCGATGTAGCCCTTGCCGTAACCAGGCGCCTCGATCGATGCCCACTTGTTGGCCTCGCAGACATGCTGGTGCAGCAGTGGCTCGAGCCAGTCGAGGGAATCCAGGAACACAGACTCAAAGTCGTGCTTGTCTTTGAGCAGCGTTCCTATTGCTGAATAGACATCGGATAGCGAAGAACACAACGGAAAGGCCGAAGCATCAACCGCGTCAGCGCCGTCCTCAGTCAAGATGCCGACAGCGTTTGGCGCCTGAGAAGCAAAGGTTGTCTTGCCAATCTTGCCTGGGCCGGCAATGACAATTTTGGGTGCGCGCATGCGCTTAGTGCGCGAGATGGATGAGAGATCGAATGCCATGTTCAGGCCCTTCTATAAGTACGAGTTAAACGAGAGTGAGCAGCGGGGCGCTGGCTGTGTGTGTAGCCAACTGGCTGGATGAGGTGAGAAAAGCGTTTGCTCATTGCGCCCCAGGCGTTGGGGTGGTGCGGCTCTGGCATGCCGTTCTTGGCCGCGTAGATGCGGAAGTCTTCAATGCTGAACTCTGTGGGGGCCACATGCTCGAGCCAGAAGGTGAAGTTGACTTGTGACACCAGGGCCCAGTCAGCAGAAT